GCAACTTCGAGGTCATCCGTGACCGCGACGGGGCCAACATCGGCAACGGCAAAGTCGGCGTCGCCTTCAACAACGGCGGCCTGAGCTTCACCATCCCCGACGGCGGCACCGATTGGGCGCTCAACACCACGGTCGTCATCACGGTCGTCGGTGGCAACACCAAGATCGAGCACGCGGTCTGGGAGAAGACGCTGGCGCAGAACGCCATCGGCCCCGTCCGCCTCAACTAATCACCGCCTGCGCTCCAAGCGCGATAGAAGGAACACCGCACCATGCTGAACCTCTACGATGCGCAGGCGGCTCTCAGCTTCCTGCTCTCCCAGACCTCGCACATCGAGCAGCAGGTCTGGGAAAAGAAGTATCCCGACCTGACGTATGCCGAGGACGTGCCGATCGACAATTCGGCCTCTCCGTGGGTCAAGTCGATCACCTACTTCTCGTCCGACAAGGTCGGTCAGGCCGCACTCCTGCACGGCCGCGCTTCCGACTTCCCGATGGTCGACATCAACCGCACCAAGTTCGAGACCGAAGTCGTGATGGCCGGTATCGGCTATGACTACTCGCTCGAAGAGATCAACCAGGCGCGGATGGTTACGCCGGCCGTCAACCTCACGGCTGACAAGGCCTCCGCCGCGCGCCGCGCTTACGAAGAGCTTTGCGATAGCGTTGCCTACACGGGCAAGGACATCGCGGGCAACGTGATCGCGGGCTTCACCGGCCTGATCAACTACTCGGGCATCTCGCCCACGGACGTTGCCGACGGCGCGGGTGCTGCCGACACGACCTGGGAGACGAAGACGGCCGATGAGATCCTCAAGGACATCAACGAGCCGATCACCGGCACGTGGACGGCCTCTAAGACCATCGAGCTGTGCGACACGCTGCTTCTGCCGCTGTCGTCCTACGCCTTCATCTCCACCAAGCGTCTCGACACGACCATGTCGATGACGGTCCTCGACTACGTGACGCGCGCCAACGTCTACACGATGCAGACCGGCAAGCCGCTCCGCATCCGCGCGCGTCGCGAATTGGAAGCGGCGGGTACTTCCGGCCACAAGCGCATGATCACCTACAAGCGCGACCCGGAAGTGCTGAAGATGCACATCCCGATGCCGCTCCGGTTCCTCCCTGCCTGGCAGGCGAGCCCGATGGTGCTTCAGGTTCCCGGCATCTTCCGCCTCGGCGGCCTCGACATCCGCCGCCCGGGTGCCGTGCGCTACCGCGACTACATCTGATCCAGCGCCGGCGGGCTTCGGCTCGCCGGCTTCCACATCAACCGGGGAAAGAAACATGCAGGTCATCAATACGAAAGAGGGCCCGATGACTATCGCGGGCGTCTACGTTATCCCGCCGCAGAGCATGCGCACGTTCGACGACGCGCTCTGGGCGGAACTGAAGCAGCGCAAGGCCGTGGCATTCTGGCTCGAGCGCGGCGATCTGAAGGAAGTTGCGGCAGACAGCGGCGCAGAAGCTTTCGAGCTTGCCACTATCGCCGCCCCCGAAGAGGCGTCCACGTCGAAGCGCAAGAAGGGCGCTGGAACCGGTGGAGCGGCCGGCTGATGAGCTATGATCTGCCCACGGCGGCGCAATTCAAGGCGCGCCATATCGCCTTCGCCGCCGTGGCAGATGCGACGGTCGACGCGTTCCTCGCTGAAGCGGTGAAATCCGTCTCCACATGCTGGAGCGAGGCCGACTACCCGGATGCGATCATGTATCTGGCCGCGCACCTGATGACCGAGGAAGGCACCGCCGGCGGACAATCGTCCGTCGCCGCTGCCGGCCCCATCAAGCGGGTCAAGGCCGACACGGTAGAGATCGAATATGCGGGCCTCTACGGGCTCGACGCGACGCTCGGGACTACGGTCTACGGCCGACGCTTCGCCGAGCTTCGCAAGCGCAATTCACCGGGCGTGCTGACGGTATGAGCAGCCTCCTCGCGGGTATCGGTCAAGCCATCCGTGGCGTGACCAGCGGCGGCATGTTTCCGGCTGCAACGCTCCACGTCGTCACCGAGAGCATTGACGCGGACGGCAACACCGTGCGGACGCCGGTCGACTATGCCGGGACGGGGTTTGTCTCGGACTGGAAGTCTGACGTTGCTGCCCGGCGCGGCTATCCTGCCAACACGGCCAAGATCGTTCTGGTGCAGAGCGCGACCTTACCCAAGCCGAAGCTGGGCGATGAGGTGACCGCGATCCGGCCGATCACAAATGTTTCCGAGCGCTACCGGGTGACGGACGTCACGTCTGATCCGGCTGACGCGATGTGGCAGGTCGCAGGGGTGAAGGTCTGATGGCTGCCAAGTTCTCAAATTTGCGCTCGCTCAACGTGAAGCTGGGCAAGGTCGGGCCGCAGACGGTCAATGAGGTACGGCGGGAACTGCAGCGCGGGTCGCTCGCAATTGAGAATACCGCCGTCGAAGGCATCATCGAAAGCGGTGCTGCGCGCAACCCTGGCCCGTCGCTGCCGGGCGAATATCCGGCTGGAAAGTCACCAGGCGGCCTAGCCCAACGCATCACGAGTGTAGAGGCGTCGACACCCGGGACCATTCGCTTTGAGACCGGCGACAACGTCGAGTACGGCACGTATCTCGAATTGGGGACGTCCAAGATGGCACCGCGTCCCCACCTCACACCGGCTTACGATGGGAACGTCGACAAGATCAAAGCCAACGTCGTTGCCGCCGTGAAGCGCGGGGCGCGGACGTGACTTGGCGCCTACTGGTGGGCAACCTTGTCTCGCTCGCTTGCGTCGTCGGGGCGACTTTCCTTGCCTGCATTGGCGCCGAGGGCTGGGGGTGGCTTATCCTCGCCGCCATCCTCACGCATGTGGCCTGACCATGGTCACCTTTCGCTTCGAGCGCGAGTTCAGTCATTGGGCGCTGCGGGCACGCAAGCATTGTGTCCTATGCAAGGTGTGGTCGCTCATCACCCACAAGCCGGGCATCGCCGAGATCGATGAGGAAACAGCCAGCGCAGCCACGGAGGCAGGCGCTGGCGCCCTTTTGTCAGCGATAGACGCCAACATCGGGACGGTCACCGCCGGCGTCCTGCGACGCTCTAAGGGCCAACCATGAGTCGCGACGCCACGGCAGAGCTTCTGGCGGCGGTTCGATCTGCGCTCATCGCTGATGCAGCCGTCGCTGGCTATGTCGCTACGCGCGTGAGCAAGGATTGGGGTCTCGTTCTGGATGCGCCCTACATCAGGCTCAGCATCCCGACCGTGAAGCAATACGAGGACGATGGCGGCGAGGGCTCCGAGTACACGCTTCGCGTTCACGCCTTCGCCAAGGAAAGCGACCCGGTCGTCTCAATGGCGCTCGCCGCTCGCATTCGGGACGTGCTGCGCAACGGCAAGCTTCAGGTCAACGGCACCGACATTCGTTGGCTCGGCTACACCGGCACCATCAACATTCAGGACGGCGACGACCCGACCCTTCGCATGGCGGTCGTCAGTTTCAACGCGCTCACAACAGACAGCTACTAGGAGATCACCATGTCTCAAGGCACCGGCAGCGAATTCGCACAGTTCAAGATCCTCGTCGGCGACGGTGGCGATCCCGTCGAGGCGTTCGCCTTCATCTGCGGCGTCACCGAGAAGAACATCAGCTACGACAGCGAGACCGTCACGACCGAGATGCCCGACTGCGCCGATGAGAGCCTGCCGAGCTACAAGAACATCGGCGTGAAGTCGGTCGGCATCCAGATGGACTGCTCCGGCATGTGGACGCAGGAGAGCCACGGCACGCTGATCAATTGGTGGAAGTCGGCGGCCCCCAAGAACGTCAAGGTTCAGTATGCCGACGCCGCCCCTGGTGCCCCCGAGTACCTGACCGGGCCGTGCGTCCTGACGAACCTAAAGCACAGCGCGCCCAAGGGCGGCTTCATGACCGGCTCCTTCTCGCTGATGTTCACCGTCATGCCGGCGTTCGCGAACGCCTCCTGATGGGCAACCTCAAGGCAGAACTGACAACGGATTGGGCGGACGGTACTTATACCTTCCGCCTGACCCCGACCCTCGCGATCGAGCTTGAGCAGAAGTGCGACGCGCCGTTCGCGGTCATTCATCACCGCCTGCAAACCGGCACCTACAAGATTGCTGACGTGCGCGAGACGATCCGGCTAGGCCTGATTGGTGGCGGGAAGACACCCGTGGAGTCCTTGAGGCTGACGCGGCAGTACGTTGACGAACGCCCCTTCGCCGAGAGCTGGCAGATCGCCCGCCTGATTTCGGGCGCGCTGATGTTTGGGTTCGAGGTCGAACCGTTGGGAAAAGCGGAGGCGGCGCCGAAGGACCAAAGCGCCTCGACGCCGCCGATCTCTACCGCAACGCCGCCGTCATCCCCGGGCTCACGATTGAGGCCCTTGGTCGAATCTCGCTTTGGGAATACGCGGCAGCAGTGAGCGGCTGGAATGCTGCGCACGAGAAGGCCGAAGACCGTGACGTGCCGCCGCCGACCGTTGACGAATTTCTCAAGATGATGGGCTGATTGCATGGACGTTGAACGGCTGCGCGTCATTCTCGAAGCGAACACGGCGCAGTATACGGCTGCCCTGAATTCGGCTCAGGCGCAGACGAACGCCAAGCTCGGCGCGATGGAAAAGCGCTTCGACCAGGCGACGGCGCGCATGAAGTCGTCGGCCGTTTCTCTCGGCGGCATCATGGGGACGCTCGGTGCTTACCTGACGGTCGAGCAAGTCGTCGGCTATGCCAATGCCTGGACGCGCGTTACCCGGTCACTCGATGCCGGCCAGGACGTGTTCGGCATCACCCTCAAATCGGCGGGGGAGCTAAACAAGCTGGCGAGCGAGGCCCGCGTCGACCTGGAGGCTTACTCCAAGCTCTATGTGCGCACCGCGGCCGCCATCCGCGACTACGGCTATGACAGCGACGTGGCAGCAAAGGTCACGTCGACCCTCTCGAAAGCCCTTAAACTCGGCGGCGCGGCGGCCACGGAACAGACTTCCGTGCTGCTGCAGTTCTCCCAGGCCTTGCAGAAAGGCAAGCTCGACGGCGACGAGTTCCGCACCGTCATGGAGAACGCCGGCGTCCTGCAGGAGCTGCTCGCCAAGCGGCTGAAGGTGACCAAGGGCGAGATCGTCTCGATGGCTGGGCAGGGCAAGCTCAAGCTGCAGGATCTCGTCGGCGCGATGACCGACGGCGCCGAGCAGGTCAATGAGATCTTCAACCGGATGCCGGCGACGATCGACGAGGCATTTACGCAGCTCAACAACTCCATCACGGCGTTCATCGGCAAGATGGATCAGACCTACGGCATTTCGCAAAACATCTCCGGTGCGATGCAGTTCCTGGCCGAGAACATCGACACGGTCGGCAAGGCCGCTCTCGTGGCCGGCGTTGGGCTGCTCGCCATGTTCGCGCCCGCCATCATTGCCGGCGTCGTTGCGCTCGGCGCAGGCATCGTTGTGACCGCCGGCGCGCTCGGGCTGCTGACGGGCGGCATTGCAGCGGGCGCCGCGGCGTTCGAGCTCTTTGGCGATCAGATCGACATTGCGGGTGACGGGCTCGGAAGCCTCAAGGATCTCGTGAAAGCATTGGCCGACGAGCTTCCGCTGTCGCTCGAGGTCGAAGGGCTCACAAACATCAAGCCTCTGGCCGAGCGCTTGCGGGACAACATGCGCCAGCGCGCCCTTGGCCGAGGGTTTGCGGACAGCACCACGGTCACGCGCGATCACGACCCGCACGCACTAGCACCGCCTCCGGTCGACAAGGACGCAGAGCGCCGGCGCCGCGCCTTCGAGAAGGATCTCCTCGGCGTTGAAAACCGCATCGCCATGGAGAAGGTCGAGGCTGACACCATTGGCCGCAGTGCCCAGCAGGTCGAGTACATGCGCACCAAGCAGGAACTCTTGAACGAGGCGCGCAAGGCCGGTGTCGACTTGACGGCTGCCGACATGATCCGCATCGAGGCCCTTTCCCAGGCTCAAGCGCGGGCGGTCACCGAGGCCGAGAACATGAAGCGCGCCTATGAGGAAGTGGCCGACACCAGCAAGGACATGATCTCCGGCTTCATCAAGGACGTGAAGGACGGCACCAGCGCCACGGAGGCGCTCGGCAACGCCCTCAACAAGATCGCCGACAAGCTGATTGACATGGCGGTCAACGATCTCGTCGAAATGGCGCTCGGCGGTCTGACTGGACGCGGTGGCAACCCGACGCAAGGCGGCTTGGCGGCTGGTCTTGCGAGCATCTTCGGGTTCGCCGACGGCGGTATTGCCAAGAACGGAAAGCCGCAGCCTTTGCCCCGGTTCGCCAACGGCGGCGTATCGAGCTCGGCGGCGATCTTCGGCGAGGCCGGGCCCGAGGCGGCCGTCCCGCTCCCAAACGGCAGAGAGATACCCGTCGACCTCCGCATGCCGAAAGCTGCTTCAGGAGGCGGCGCGGTGCAGGTTGTCGTTTCACCAGTGTTCAACGTCGAAAACGGCAGCGCCGCCGGCGTCGACAAGATGAAGCAGGACGTCCTCCCGAAAATGAAGGAACTGGTCGAGAAAACGATCGCCGATACGTTCGACCGCCGCGCCCGCTTTGCACGCTCGGGTCTGTAAACGATGACCATTTCTTACCCCCGCGACCTACCGCTTTTCGCCTTCACCGAGGACAGCACCTTCATTCTCAAGCGGCAGCAAAGCCAGTCCCTGACCGGCGGTGGCTCACCTAACGTGGCCGAGATCGGGCCGCCGATGTGGTCAGCCAAGTACGCAACTCGCATCCTCGACCGCGCCACGTTCGCCGCCGTAGACGCATGGCTGGTCTCCCTGCGGGGTGGCCTGCGTATGTTTAAGGCCGCCGTGCCTCTCGCGCGCTGGCCCCTCGCCTACCCGCGCGGGTTTGCAGGGCTGCTCGTCAGCGCCTCGCCGTTCACCGGAAGCGGAACGCTGACATCGATCGGCGCCGGCCGCGATACGATCACCGTCTCAGCCCTTCCCGTGGGCTTTGTCCTCGCTGCCGGTGACTGGCTATCCATCCCTGTCGGCTCGCGCCAGCATCTGCACCGCATCCTCGAAGGCGGCACGGCCTCAGGGGGAGGTGCTGTGAACCTCACCGTCGAGCCGACGATCAACCCATCGGTCACGACGGACACGCCGCCCGCCGTGCTGTTCGACAGACCCTATTGCGAAATGGTGCTCTCCGCCGAAGCCAACATCGTCCGCGACGCGTCGCGCGGTGGCCAGGTGTCCTTCGAAGGCGTGCAGGTTCTCATCTAATGCTGACGCTTCCGTCCGATGTGGTGACGCTGCTCAATGGCGGGCGGTTCTCGCTGGCCTACATGCTCCGCGTCGACCTGCCTGACGGTCCGGAGGGCATCTGGTCGGGCACGCACGACGTGACGCTCGACGATGTGACCTACATCAAGGCGGCTGGAAACATACAACTCGACCCGATCAGCGGGTCGTCCGACCTCGACGCCGATCAGCTCAAGGTCACACTTTCTGGCGTTCTCTCCGCTGTGACGGGGATGCTTGAAGGTGTGGCTTGGCATCAGCGGCCCGCGACGGTCTATCTCGCCTTTCTAAACGACAACCAAAGCGTCCTGCACGCCATGCCGACATTCTCCGGCTTCCTCGACGTGCTGACGGTCAAGGACAATGTTGGGGGCGTCTCGACCATCGAGGTCGTCATCGAGAGCAACAACCGGGAGCTTTCCCGTTCCTACGGCCGCGTGCGCTCCGATCCGGATCAACGGTCTGTGTCGGCCGACGACGGATTCTTCAAGTACGCAACGGCCGCCAACACCGACGTGCAAATCCCATGGGGCAGGAAAGGCCCGCAGTATCCTGTTCGTCCTAAGTAGGCGCCCCCGCGTCGACAACTGGCCGCGCCTGATGCGCGAGGCTATTGCCTACCATCAGGGCAAGCCGTTCGGCTGGGGCGTGTCGGATTGCACCATGTTCGCCGATGTCGTCTACGCCGTGACCGGCTTCGATCCGATCGCAGACTATCGTTCCTACACCACCGAGATCGGGGCACTGCGCATGCTCAAGAAGGCCGGGGTGACAACCATGCTCGAATACGTGGAGCGGTTGTTCCCCGAAATTCCGCCGGCCCACGCAGGGCGCGGAGACCTGGCCTTCACCTCTGACATCACGCCGCTCGGGTGCCCCGCGGTTCTCGATGGCGCCATGGCTTACTCCAAGAATGAGCACGGACCTGTTGCCCTGTCGCGCGCCCAGATCATGCGGGCGTTTGCGGTCTAATGGCGTTCCTTGCACCACTCCTCGTCCCCATCTTGGGGGAAGTCGGCGCGGCGATCGCCGAGATCGGTATTGCCGTCGGTCTTGGCTACGCGGCAAAGAAGCTGGCGCCGAAGGCGAAGTCATCCGCGTCGGGTTCCGCTGTAGAGGCCGGGCGCAATCTTAGCCTTTCGATCGACACCGCCGCGCCGCGTCAAGTGATCTTCGGCCGCCAGGCGACTGCCGGTAGCCTCGTCTATTGGCAGACCACGGGCGACGATAACAAGCGCCTGCAGATGGTCATCGCTCTGGCCGACCACGAGTGCGAGGGCCTCGTCGGTGTTTGGGTGGATGGCAAAGAAAAGGCGTTCGACTTCAGCGAGGGCCTTGTCGCCGACTACAACGGCAAGCTTGCGATCAGGTTCTACTCTGGCGCCCCGGGTCAGACGGTCGACACGGGCGTGCGTGACGCATCCGACGGCCGGTGGACCAATAACGAGGTCGGCGCTGGGATCTGCTACGCGGTCGTCGAGGCCGAATACGACGCAGCATTGTTCCAGGGCGGCATCCCGCAGATCATCTTCGTCATTGACGGGGCCAAGCTCTACGACCCGCGCTTCGATACCAGTGTAGGCGGCGACGGCGACCAGCGCTGGGATGATCAGTCGACATGGGTCTATTCCCGCAACGCCGCGGTGGCGACCTACAACGTTCTCCGCGGCTTCTCTGCCGGCGGCCGGCCGCTGCTTGGCATCAATGCCCCGGCCGACGCTATCCGAGCGTCGGACTATGAGGCAGCCGCGAATATCTGCGATGAAGCCGTCGGCCTTGCCGCGGGCGATACGGAGCCGCGCTACCGCGGCGATCTCATCGTCACTCTTTCCGGGCAACCGAACCGAGACGCACTGGACGCGCTCATTGCCGCGATGGCAGGCGATGTCGTTTGCTGCGCCGGTATCTACCGCATTATTGCCGGCGCCGCCCGGTCTTCCGTGGCGACGATATCGGATGACGATCTAATTGCCTCTGAGCCTTACACGTCCGAACCGCGGCTATCCCGAGCGGAACTTACCAACGCCGTCACAGGCTCGTTCTCTGACCCGTCGCGGTCCTACAACGCTGTCCCGCTCCCGCCCAGAACATCGAGCCTAGACGAGGCGGCCGACGGTGGCATTCGCTTGGCGCAGTCGATGGATCTGGTCGCCGTCACGTCGCGCACCCAAGGCCAAAGGGTCATGGAGATTGCCCGCAAGCGCGCACGCCGCCAGCTTCGCGTCAACTTCACGATCCGCGCGCGGTGGTTCGGGCTCGAGGTCGGCGATTGGGTCACGGTCAACTCGGCCCGTCGCGGATATTCTTCGAAGGT